GCTGGGCGACGCTGTCACCTTCGGCGGTTCGCTCTGGATCGCGCAGAAGGATACCGGCGACAAGCCGGACGGCCCTGACACCGGCTGGCGGCTTGCGGTGAAGAAAGGGCGCGATGGGCGCGATCTCGCCCGTGGCTGAGCTCGTCACCCTCGCGGACGTGAAAACGCACCTTCGTCTAGGCTCGTCTGATCGTGAAGACGCATATCTCGCCATCCTCATCGCAGCAGCTGTGCGGGCGATTGAGGGGGCCACGGGGTGCGACTTCGTCAACGATCTGTCGGCGACGGCGCTGCGCGATCGTGCCGTTGCCACCCAGGCGGCGCTTCTACTCGTCGGGCAATGGTACGCCAATCGCGAGGCGGCGGGGCAGAACCTGACGGAATTGCCGCTGGCGATCACCTTCCTAATCGCTCCTCTGCGCAAGTTCGTCGTATGACCCAGCTCACTGCCGGCGAACTGCCCGACTTCATCCGCATCGAGCGCCCCGTTGCCGATGCGGCCTTTGACGGCGCCGGGTCCGGCAGCTGGGAGCTGGTCGACGAGGTCTGGGCAGGCGTCGTCGACATGCTGCCCAGCCGCGGCGAGAAGCTTGCCGAGGGCATCAACGTCGCCACCCGGCCAGCTCGGGTCCGCATGCGGATTCGGGACGACATCACGAGCAACATGCGGTTCGTGATGGACGATCGGATCATGCAGATCATCGCGGGCCCCGCAATCATCCGGCAGCGCTCGGGCGTCGAGTTCATGGTCGAGGAGTACAGCACGGCCGGGAATGCCGCCTGATGGCTACCAGCCGGGGCGGTCAATCGGTTCGCCGTTACATCGCGCAGCTGCCCGCCGAGGTGGAGAATAAGCTGCTGCGCGGCGCGGCGCGGGCCGGCGGGAAGATCATTCTTGCAGAGGCCAAAGAGCGCTCAATCTCCTCCGACGTCGACGAGGCGCTCGAAATGCGGAGCAAGTCGGAGGCTGGACGCCTGACGGTGACGATCGCCGTTCGGAAAGGCTGGGGCCGCTCGATCGCCAACTGGCTCGAATATGGCACCGACGCCCATTTCATCTCGGTTGCGAAGGACGAAAGCGGCGGCAAGAGCGTGGCGCGCATCAACGCCAGGGACAAGCGGACGATGGTCATCGGCGGCAAGTTCGTTGGCGACACCATTTTCCACCCGGGCGCCAAGCCAAACCCGTTCTTACGCCCAGCGCTCGACATCAAGGGCGCCGAGGCGATCGCCGCGGCGCAGAGCTTCATTAACGCTCGCGTGACCCGCTCGGGGATCGTCGGAACCGCTGAACCGGAAGGCGAAGACGCATGACCGGTGTCGATATCGTTGGCACGCTGCTCAATTCGGACGCGACGCTGATCGCAGCCATCCCCGCAGGTCAGATCAAGGCGGGCGCGCTTCCTGACGGTGTCGTGCTGCCGACTTTGTTGGTCCGGATGACCAGCAATGTCGAGCGGCAGATGCTGAAGCGTGGGCCCACCGTGCGCACCATGGAGCGCATCTCGGTCACCGTGCGGGCTGAAAGCTACCGCGACCAGGTCGCTGCGATGAAGCTGGTCGTGAAGGCGTGCGCAGGGCGAACCGGAAGCATCGCCGGCGCCGACAATGTCTCCGTGCTGACCGCTGGCCGCGGCCCCGACCTGCGCGGCCCGGGCAACAGCTACGAGCAGACACAGGACTTCCGCGTCAGCTTCGACGCGGCAGCGTGAGAGAAAAGGAACCTATCATGTCCGACACCAAGCCCAAGATGATCAGCGCAAAGGCGACGCGCGATTTCACCGACGCCGGCACCGAGCGGCGCTTCGAAGCCGACAAGGCTCATGACTTCACCGAGGGCGAGTTTGCTAACTTCGCGGCTGCTGGACTGGTCGAGGCCGTCGCCTCTGCCGGCGATACGAAGACGAAGCCCGCCACCTAACCCGCGCGCCCGCCGCCCGGCGGGCGACACCCCGCCGGCCCTGCCGGTATTAAATCACGAGGATCATGATCATGACTTCACAGACTGCCGCAGGCTCCTCGCTTGCGATTTCCGTCGCCGCACCGACGACCGCCGACGCCGCTGGCTATGCCGCCCTGACCTACACCGACGTCGGTCAGGTCGAGAAGCTTGGTTCAATCGGCGCGAGCTTCGCCAAGGTCGAATTCCAGCCGCTCAAGGGTGCCAAGCAGAAGTACAAGGGCTCGGCCGACTATGGTGCGCTGCAGCCGTCGATGGCGCTCGACAGCACCGACGCCGGCCAGGCGATCATGCAGACATCGGCCGACGACGAGAGCCAGAAGCTCTATTCGTTCCGTGTCACCTTCTCGGACGGAGCCAAGCGCTATTTTGGTGGCCGCAACTTCGGCATGCCGGAGACCGCCGACGGTGCCGACAGCATGCTGACCGGCGCTCCGACGATCGAGATCTGCACCAAGATCGTCAAGGTCGCTGCGCCGACCACCTGACCCCTTCCCTACCCGGCGCCCGCGACGCCGGTCCTTATGCGCCAGCTCGGCCCGTCGTCGCGGGTCGCGGGCCGGGCTGGCGCACCATCCTCCCGCGAAGGACTATCTCATGACCAAGCTGCTCAACATCGCCTCGCTCGCCGTCGCCGCCACCGCCGCCCTGCACGTCAAGGGCCCCACCGGCGAGCCGCTCTACGCCGACGAAGCGGGCAAGCTCCCCGTCCGCATCCACCTTCATGGCCCCGGCAGCCGCGCTTATGGCGCCGTCGAATCGCGCCAGTCCGCGCGCGCGCTGAAGCGCATGCAGGACAACGATGGCAAGATCACCGCGGCGACCCAGGAAGAGCGTATCGCGGAGACGGCCGAAGACCTCGCCGCGATCACCGTGTCGTTCGAGAACTTCGACTATCAGCCCGAGGGGGCCAGTCTCACCGGGCAGGACATGTTCCGTGCTGCATACGCCGATCAGGGCATCGGCTACATCACCCGCCAGGTGGCGAAGTTTGTCGCCGACTGGGGAAACTTCAAGGCCGCCTCGAAAGCGGCCTGACCCTCTATATCCGGATGATGGCGTGGCTTCAGGCCACGCCAAAGCCGGACCCTCGATCACGGCGAGCGAAGTTCGTAGAAGAGTCGCCGGCTCCTCTGCTGAGCCGCATCGAGAAGATGAAGCGTGACAAGATCGTGCCGCCTATGCCGCACAATCCCGCGCCGCATATCACCGACCGGCTGATCGAGATCGGCCTGACCCAAGCGGCCGGCATGGGCGCCGTCCCGCTGTCATGGCTCGAAATCAACGCTTGGTGCGAACGCACTGCCGTTGACCTTGAACCATGGGAGGGGCGGCTGATCCGCCGCCTTTCCGCCGCCTACCTCGCCGAAAGCCGCAAGGCCGACGTCGAAACCTGCCCGCCCCCGTGGCGCGCAGAGGTGACCGCACGCGAGCGTGAAATCGAAGAAGCCAAGCTCCGCGCCGTGCTGGGCTGATCAAACGGGGAGGATGACGCATGTCCATGGACGATTCCTCCCCGAGGCTTGAAGTCGGCTTTGTCATCGACACCGGCGATTCCTTCGGCGGTCTGACGCAACTGCAAGCCGCAATGGACTCTACCGAGGCCAAAGTGCTCGCCGACGCCACTCGCATCGAGCGCGCAACCCGCGGTATGGTTGACGTCTCGGCCGCGACATCGAATGTCATCATGTTCGCCAATGCCGCATCGCGTGAAATGCAGACGGCACGGCAGGCGATGGCGAGTGCCGAAAAGGCCGGCGAAGCCTTGTCTCGCCAACTTGATCGCCAGGCATCAACCTTCGGCAAGACCCGTGAGGAGATCCGGGCGATGAAGGTTGAAACGGCCGCGCTTGCCGCTGAGGAAAACAAGCTGGTCGAGCTGTCTGGCCGCCTGCGGGGTCAGCAACAGGCACTGGCAAACGCCGAAGCTGATGCCGCACGGACGGCTGCTGCCGCGATCGAAGCCGAAGCTCAGTCTGTCCGCTCCGCAGCCCTGGCTCATGGGCTGTTCGAGGCAGCCGCACGTCGCGGCATCGCTGCGATGCGAGAGATGGAGGCCGCCCAAAATGCAGCCGCGGCGACTGCCGAGGCAACGCGAGTGCGCGAGGCGGCGCACGCATATGCCATGTTCGAAGGCGCCGCACGGAAAGGCGCCGCGGCGCTGCGAGAGCTGGAGGTCGCCCAGGCGGCTAGCGCCAGCGATGCCGAAGCGCAGCGCCTTCGCTCGGCCGCGCTCGGTCATGCTCAGTTTGAAGCCGCGGTGCGGCGTGGCGCGCAGGCGATGCGGGAACAGGAGGCCGCAGCAGCCACCGATGCCGCAGCGCTGGCACGACTGCGGGCCATGCTCGATCCTGCCGCTGCCGCTCAGGCTCGATTGAACAGCGAGATTGCCGAAGCCCGTCGCGTTATGACCGCAGCGGGTGCGTCCGCGGAAGAACTGGCCCGCGCTGAAGGCATGCTGATCGATCGCGCGAACGTCGCGACGCAAACGCACGGTGCCATGGCCGGCGCAGCGGTGAAGAGCGGGACCGCTTTGAAGAGCATCGCTGTTCAGCTTCCTGATATCACGCAAGGCCTGCTCACCGGGCAGAAGCCGATGCAGGTCTTCATCCAGCAGGGCGCGCAGATCCTTCAGGTCGCCCAGATGAGCCAAGGCGGATTGCGCGGCTTCGGCAAGGAGGTAGCGGTGCTGGCCTTGCGGTTCTCGCCGTTGCTCATCGGCCTTGCCGCAGCCGGTGCGGGCTTCGCGCTCTTCAACCGGTGGGTGAATGAAGGGGTCAAGTCCGACCAGCTGACGCAGGATCTCGGGAAAATCACGGGCGGCGCCAATGCGACCAAGGCCGAGCTGTACAAGCTGAAAGAGGAGACGATCACCTGGGCAGACACGTCCAAGGCCCTGTTCAGCGTGGTCGGCAAGGACATCTCGGATTACTTCGTCGGCGACATGAAGGGCATGTCGAAGGGCGTGAAGGGCGTCCTCGATGACCTGACGGCCTACATGCGCTCGACCCTCGCTGGCATCTATGCAGGCGTCGCAGGGACGAAGGCCTATCTTGCCGAGGTCGAAAAGGGCGGAGCCCTCGGCATTGGCAAAATGCTGATCGGCCAAGGCGACGCCAAGCTGCTCGAGAAGACCTATGGCGCGGCCTATAACGCTGCCGACACCTATCTCACGAAGCTCGGCAAGCGCGTGAAGACTGCGGCGATCGACAATGCGCGCGAGCGGATCGCCAAGTCGGTCGGTTACAACAACATCCCGAATCCGAAGACCGACAAGCATGCTGAGCAGCTGGCGCGCGACGCCGAGGCGATCGAAGCGCAGATCCGCAACCTCTATCAGCTGGCCGATGCCTATGGCGTTTCGGGCGCCGCGGCGCTGATCGCCGAGGCACGCGTGAAGGCCGAGAGCAAGGCGATCCGCCAGCGTGGTGACATTGAGGCGGCAGTCGCTCGGGAGGTCCGCCTGGCGGTCGCGCAGCGCGTTTCCGATGCCGCCAAGAGCACCGCCACGATGCGCGAGCAGGCTGATATTCAGGATCAGGTCAACGCATCGGTCGCAGCAGGTATCACGCCGGCCGAGAAGGCCGCGGAGCTGCTTCGTGATCGTATCGCAGACCTCCCACTGCTGGCCGCGATCGAGGCGGCGCAGCTGACGAAGGATGTCGACGGCGCAGCGCGTGCGTCGAAGGCGCTCGACGATCAGCGCGCCGCTCGCGATCGCCTGACCGATTCCGAGATGAAGGCGGCTATTCAGCTTGCCATGCCAGCCGGCGACCGTCGGCTCGCGGAGCTTGCGGAAGAGATCAAGCTTATCGACGCGACCGATGCCGCGCGCGTCCACTCGCTCGCCATCCTGCGCGCTACCCAGGAAGCGGAGTCGAAAGGCTGGACCGGTCCTGATGCAGCCGCTTGGATTGCGCAGCAGGTCAAGGTTGCTGACGAGACGGAACGGCTCGGCGCGATGCAGCGCAGCTATAACGACGCCCTGACCTTCACTGCGGACAAATGGGACATCCTCGCGGGCAAAGTGCAGTCAGCCGGCCAAGGCATGGCAGACGCATTTGGCGAGGCCGGCCGCGCGATCGGTGACATGGCATCGATCTACGCCAGCTATCAGGCTGACCGGACGCGCGCCGAGGCCGAGCATCTCGCCGCTATCAAGGCGGCCGGCGCTGACCAAAGCCAGATCTCACGCGAAAACGCACGCTTTGCGCTGCGATCGTCCGGCGCCCAGGTCCAGGCATTCGGCGACGCAACGTCTGCCGCCAAGGGGTTCTTCAAGGAAGGGTCGAGCGGCTATCAGGCTCTGGCGACCGCCGAGAAGGCATTCCGCCTCGTCCAGTTCGCCATGTCGGTCCGTGCGATCGCGCAGGATGCGATCGAGACCGGCAGCAAGATCGCCAACAGCGTCGCGCGTATCGCCGTCGGGGCGACCGAGGCGGTGGTCAACGCCATCAAGAGCCTCCCCTTCCCGCTCAACATCGCCGCGGGCGCCGCGACGGTCGCCGCGCTGGCCGGGATCGGCGTGTCGGTCGCTGGCTCGTTCGGCGGTGGCGGCAAGAACGATCTGGCTCCGACCAACACCGGCACCGGCACCGTCCTCGGCGACTCCTCGGCCAAGAGCGAGAGCATCCGGAACGCCATCGATGCGCTGAAGGACGTCGACACCGTCATGCTGTCCTATTCGCGCGC